CTGTCTTCTTGAGTTAAAAGGTCATCCATTCCTTCTCCAGGATTATCGTTATGGACAAACATTCCTTCATCTCCTGGACGAAGCACGGCTAAATTCTGTTGAGGGTGAATTACAAATTCTGGTGCAAGGAACTCTGATATTTGATCCCATATCCTAATTAGTTCTGGCATCTGAGGTCCTTCTTTGTCGT